TGCTTGGAAAACATTTTGGGGAAAACTGGCGGTGACCAGCCCGAATTGGCGCAGGTCAAAGCGCATTTGCCCAGACTTGAAACGGTGGGCCTGAACCAGCACAGTTACGGTGCAAGGGTTTCTGCTTGGGCTTCCGATCACATGGGCATTGAGTTAATGCCTTGGCAAAAGCATGTGTTGAACGGCCAGTTGTCGCATGACGGTTTAGGCAATTTGCAGTTTCGTGAAGCCCTTGTGTCAACAGCACGCCAGCAAGGTAAGTCTGTTGCTTTGCAGGCTTTGATTGGTTTTTGGATTACTGAAATGGCGGTAATTCGAGGCAAGCCGCAATCTGTGCTTTCGGTTGCTAACAAGCTTGACCGTGCAGAATCTATTTTTAGTGCTATCGCCCCAATACTTGTAGACAAATTTGGGGCAAAAGCGGCAAACGCTATGGGCCGTAAAACTATAAAAATGCCTGATGGGTCAACGTGGGAAGTTAGAGCTGCAACCCCGAATTTGCACGGCGGTAGCCATGACCTGATCGTGGTAGACGAATGGTGGAACGTCAACGGCGTAGTGGACTTAGCCCTGCGCCCAAGCCAAATTGCTAGGGCTAACCCTTTGCTGTCTATGTGGTCAACAGCTGGGGACGAAAGCAGTGTTGACATGATTGCATATCGTGAAGCGGCCATAGCAGAAATAGACAACGGCGATACCGGCAACCTGTACTTTGCCGAATACTCAATGGCGCCTGGCAGTGACCCTAGAAACGAAAATAACTGGGTGCAGGCAAACCCAGCCATGGGGCAAACCGTGACAGTTGAAGCGTTACGGGCTGTCAGCAAAAAGGATTCGTTTCTTCGAGCGCACTTGAACATGTGGGTTTCTGCCCGTGGTGCCTGGCTACAACCTGGCGTTTGGGACAAACAAAAAACCGATGTGCCTATGCCACCAGGCGGCGTGTTGGCTGTTGACACCGACCTAACAGACGGACGCTATGTTGGCGTCAGGTCATCAGTGCTTGAATCCAAAGCCCATGTGTGTGTCGAATTCATGGTAGATACCGAAGACCAAATGTGGGAAGAAGTAGAACGAGTCATGGCAGACACGGCCACAAGTCTGGTCATTACGCCAGCCCTACATTTACATTTGCCAACAAATTTGGAACGTCGAAGCACCGTCATTGGTTACGGCGAACTACTTAAGTATTCGGGCCTAATACAAAAAATGATTGTTGAAGGCAAAGTTAGGCACCGTGGTGAACTGTCTTTGGCTGAACATGTCAACCGTGCTGTGCTAACCAAAACTGGTGGCGGTGTCGTTCTGTCTAGCCAAAAGTCGCCTGGCCCAATTGAGCTGTGCCGGTGCATGGCATGGGCTATTGCTGAATCGTCACGGCCCAAGGTTGTTGGCAAACCAATGTTTGCCGTGTCTAAGACACTGTGAGTTTCGGTCAGGCTATTGTTGCAATAGTTCCTGCCCTGCGTCGGGCAGGGCAGGGACACACCCCCGATAGGAAGAAACACCATGGGATTGTTTAGCGGTACCAAAGTTAACAAAGCGGCGATAAGCCCCCAGCCTGAACCGTCTGTGCAAGCAGCTGCGGTTGGCGGTGCCTATTACAGTTCGCAAGTTGCTGGCCCTAACCTCATTGGTGATTGGTGGTCTTACCAGGCTGGCCTTATGCGTAACCGTGCAATGTCGGTTGCCGCTATCAGTCGAAGCCGTGACCTTATGGCGTCAGTCCTGGCAAACATGGAACTGAAGATGTGTACCGAAATTTGGAACGAAACCGACGGCGAAATGGAAACCGTACCGCTGGCGCCACGTTCCTGGCTGAAACAACTTGACCCTGAAATGCCAAATAACTTCTTGTTTCCGTGGGTATTTGATGATCTTTTCTTTTTCGGCCGTTGCTTTCTTTACATTACAAGTCGAACAAAAGACGGGTACATGGCCAGCGCCACCCGTCTACCGCAAGGCTCTATTACAACACCCGACCAAAACGGGCCTGTGTGGTTTGGTAAATCAAAAGAAATCTATTTTAACGGTGGCGCTATTGATCCAGCCGATGTAGTCCAAATTTACAGCCCAACCCAAGGCATGATCTTTATGAGCGAGCAAACCATAGCGACAGCCCTGAAGCTTGAAGACGCCAGGTATCGAAACGCTAGTAGCGCAATTCCTGCCGGTGTACTTAAACAAACTGGTGGCGAACCGTTGAGCGCCATTGAGTTAGCACAGTTGGCTGAAGCGTTTAACCAGGCACGGGCCAGCAATCAGACAGCTGCACTAAACGAATTTTTAACGTACACAGAAACCAATGCAACACCTGACAAAATGCTGTTGATTGACGCCGCCGAATATCAAAGTAAGCAAATCGCTAACTTGTGCAATGTACCGCCGTATTTATTGGGTATTTCAACAGGTAGTTACGCCTACACAAATAGCCAGGGCGCCAAGTCCGACCTTTGGACCTTTGGACTTTCAATGTACGCTTCGGCCATATCCTCAGCCCTCAGTCAGCAACTACCACGTGGCACCTATGTTAAATGGGATACCGACGACTTTTTAGAAATGCAAGACGAAAGCGGCGAGATAAGCGAAACAAACAGCGCAACAGAGATCGCTGAAATTGTGCAAAAAATCTATTTAGGCGTAGTGAACGGTGTTTTAACTGTTGACGAAGCAAGACAAATTATTAACGAAGGCGGCGCTAATTTGCCTGCAAAACAAACAAACATTGTAAAAGACAAACCGCAACCAATGCCAGAACAATCAGAACCACAAGAAAACACACAAGAGGAACTTGCCTAATGATTAGATTTACTTCAAACACTTTTGCTGTCGAAGCCGCAGGCCCAGACGGTGAAGCACGCCGAACCATCACAGGCATTGCGGTGCCTTACAACACTTTCGCCACTGTCAGCGATGGCACCACCGTACAATTTGCACCAGGCAGTTTGCCCGTTGACGGTAAAGCCCCACGCCTATACATGTACCACGATTCCACCCAACCTGTCGGTTTAGTGGCCGAACGAGTCGACAGTCCCGAAGCCATGTACTTCACAGCCAAAGTATCGTCAACCCGTGCCGGTGACGAAGCCCTAGTGCTTGCAGCTGACGGTGTAATTGACAGCGTGTCGGTTGGTGTCAACCCCACAGAATTTAAGTACGACGATGAAGGCAACATGACAATTTTGGCTGCCGAATGGATAGAGCTGTCGTTAGTCCCCACGCCTGCTTTCGCTGGTGCTACGATCAGTCAAGTAGCGGCGGAAGCGCCACAAGTCGAAGAACCAAAGGAAGAACCCAAAATGGAAATTACCCCTGCAGTTGTTGAAGAAGTCGTAGTGCCAACGGCACCGATTTTTGCTACCGCAAAGCGTGAACCACGTTTGCCCAGCGCCCACGAATTTATGGCCGCCATGCACAAGGGTGGCATTGAAGCCGCTAACGCCAACAAAGTTTGGAACGATTACCGCACTTTCCACCAGTCGCCCATTGAAGCGGCAGCTGGCGATGTTGTTTCAAGCAACGTGCCTGGTGTTGTTCCGGCTTTGATTCTTGGCCCAGTGTTCCAAGACATCAACTACATCGCACCATTGCTTACCGCAGTGGGCACCCGTGCTATGCCAGGCGGCGGCGCAGGCTCAACTTTTTTACGCCCGACCTGGACTACACACCCGACCGTGGCAGAACAATCGGCACAGCTTGACGCAGTGTCTGCAACTACTTCAGTAATTGCCTCGAATACGGTTACAAAAAAGACGTTTGCTGGCGCAACAACCTTGTCGTACCAGACTGTTGACTTCACCGATCCTGCCGCTATGGCGATCATCATGCAGGACTTGGCAGGCCAGTACCTTTTGGCGATTGACAACTACGCATGCGACACCCTCGTGTCAAGCGCAAGCAGCGATGGTGTTTGGGACTTGTCAGTAGCAGACTTGCTCAAGTCAATCTACGACTGTGCTGTAACCACGGTTGCGGCCACCAACTTCTTGCCTACACACATTGCTGTCGACCCAGCAACCTGGGGCTTGATGATGCAGCTAGTCGACACCACGAACCGCCCAATTTTCGGTTACACCGGTGGACAGCTCAACGCTTTTAACACCATCGGTGCTGGTGGCGTAAACGCTTTCCAAAACGCCAACCCACTTGGATTGCAGATCATCGTTGACAAGAATTTCGCCGCTAAAACCATGGTGATTTTTAACGCCAACGCTTACGAAATCTACCGTGCTGACCGTGGCCTGCTATCGGTTGAAAACCCCAGCACCGTTTCACGCACCATGTCAATGTTCGGTTATGCAGCAGTGTTTGCCGCTAACTCAAGCATGATTCGCAAGATCACCCAGGCTTAGTCGAAAGGCGGTTAGCCGCCCATGGCTGTTTATCAAGTCATATTCCACCAGCGTTTAGACGATTACGCTGTGGTTCAAACATTGACAGAACCCGAACTGAATTTGGGCTTACCGTTCACGCTTGCTGGCTTAGGCCACGGTTTGAACGGTACGCACAATGTTTACGCCATACCCGAATATTTGTTTACGGGCGTAACCAGTACTGGCGATTTGACATTTGATTACAACTACCCGATACCAAATCAGGTGTTGTTTTATGACGCAGGCGACAACCTTGACCGCACAGCTGCAATCCCACAAGGCACCCTGACCTACACGGAAACCTGCACGTGGGTAACCGGCACACAGATTGGCACTTGGCTAGGCATTGCTTTGGCAAGTGTTGACGAAACCGCTTTCTTGGCTCAGTGTGCTTCGAGCGCCAACAACTTTATTTTTCGGCGTAGGCAAGAAGCAGGGTATACGGACTCTTTGACTACGGCCCCAAGCGGTGACGTAGAGCTAGCCACGATTATGATGGGTGGCTCGATCTACAGGCAACGTGGCGCCATAGACCAATTTGCAAGTTTTAGCGATATGGGAACCGCTACCGTGTCTGGACTGTCGCCGTTAATCAAACAACTGGCTGGTATCCCACGGCCTGCGGTTGCGTAATGACTGTTTACACCGACCTATTCAATGAGTCGATAGACGACCTGGCAACAACCCTTGCAACCATCACAGGTTTACGGGTTGTATTTGACCCTGAAAAGATCAACCCACCGTGCGTCTTTATTGACGCACCCAGTTTTGACTGCTTCAACTACAACATCGTTACCATGAATTTTTCGGTAAAAGTAATAACACTAGGGCCAGCCAATTTGGACGGCTTACGCAACGTTTTAAGCATGTGTGCGTCGGTCCTAGCAAAGAACGTGGCAGTGAAATCTGGGCGCCCTGGCTCATTTCCAGTAGGCGGTCAAATGTTTGCCGCATATGATCTATCCATTGACCTACAAGCACAAGCAGGGTGACCATGAAATACACAATTATTAGCGACAAAATCGGGACAGTAGGCGCAGAGTTTGTGCCTGGTGCCGGTACAAACATTGAAGCGTTACTAGCTCACGGGTTTATTGAATCTGACGAGATTGTTAGCGACAAGCCCACCCCAAAATCTGCTAAAACTAAAGCACACACAAAGAAGGATTAAACCTCATGGCAACTTCGACATACCTTTCCAACCCAGGCGTAATGGTTAACAGCGTTTCGTTGACCGACCAATGCACGGCCGCTACCGTCACAAACATGGCTGAGGCGCTTGAGGCAACCGCATTTGGTGGCACGTCAAGGGTGTTCGTTAGTGGGCTTTTCAATCAGGAAATTACGCTCGATTTGTACATGAGTTACGCCGCAACCGAAACCTACGCAACTTTGGCAGCTCTAGTTGGCACCACCACCACCGTAAAGGTTTCCAACACCGTTGCTGGTCTAACCACAGCTAGTGCCACAGAACCACGCTTTGAATTGGTGGGCGCTTATCTTGAAAGTCTGCCCGTAATTAACGCAACCATGGGCGAACTGTCAACCATCAGCATTACCTTTAAGGGTGGCGTTTTGACCACCGTTGTTTCCTGATCTAGCAACCCCAACAGAAACGGCCCGACATGCAACTAACTATCAGAGTCGACCAGGGTGAAGGCCCTGTAGATGTAAAAACAAACCTTTTCACTATTGTTGCCTGGGAACGCAAATACAAGCGTAAAGCCAGCGACATGGGAAACGGTATCGGCATTGAAGATTTGGCGTATCTTGCACACCAGGCATGTCAACAAAACAATGTTGTAGTGCCAATTGTGCTTGACGATTTTATTAAGTCTTTAGTAGTGCTTGAAGTTGTTAACGATGAACCCGACCGCCCTACCTCGCCAGTACCTACCGACACGCTTTAGCACAAGTTTTAGCGGCGACAGGGTACTGGCCACAAGGAGTAGAGTTTGATAACGACGACCTATCAACGGTCATTAAAGTTATTAACGAATCCCGTAAATAAAGGTTGGTCATGGCAAGAACGCCTAAAATAGAAGGTGTAAAAGACACCGTAAAGGCGTTGCGTCGAATTGACCCTGAACTACGCAAAGAGTTCAATATTAAAGTTCAAGCAATTGCGGCGCCTATGACTGACGCCATGAAAGCCGAATATTCAGATAATCGTTTTCCGTCCGGCACAAAACGCAAATGGGTTGTAGGCAAAACAGGCGAAAATAAAGGCAGAACCATTTTCCCGTTGACAGCTGCTAAAGCCCAGAACGGTGTCAAGGTAAAGATAAACACAAGTTACCGTGACCGAAACGCTTTCTATGTAATGCAAGCAAACCCAGCCGCCGCCATTTTTGATATGGCCGGCAAAAAGAATTTAAACGGTTTGGGTAATGCTTTCAGTTCAAAGTTTGGTAAAGACGCTAGCCGTGTTATGTGGCCCGTTGCTGAACAAAAATTGAAAGACGTGCAAGACGGAATTAAAGACCTGGTTGAAGAAACCGAAAAGGTTATCCAAAAAGAAGTTGACCGCTAATGGCTATCAAAATTCCGATATTTGCCGACTACGACAACAAAGGTGTTAATGACGCCGAAGGTGCTTTCGAGGCGTTTGGTACCAAGGTAGGAAACATAGCCAAAACGGCCGCTGTTGCTTTTGCCGCTATCGGTACCGCCGCCGCTGTAGGTGCATATAAAGCCGTTCAAAAAGCCAGCGACTTAGCCGAATCTGTGTCGAAGATAGAAACCATTTTTGGCGATGGCGCCCAAGGTGTTTCTGATTTTTCTAAGACAGCCGCCAAAGAATTGGGTATGTCTCAACAGTCGGTTTATGACGCCGCCGGTACGTTCGGCGTATTTGGTAAAGCTGCTGGTTTAGGTGGCCAAGACTTAACAGATTTCAGCAACAAATTTACGACCCTTTCTTCTGACTTGGCGTCGTTCAATAACACAAGTCCTGAAGACGCCATGCAGGCCATTGGGGCCGCATTGCGTGGCGAATCTGAACCGTTACGCCGTTACGGTGTCATGCTTGACGACGCCGCTTTAAAAGCCGAAGCAATGGCACAAGGCATTTACAACGGCAAAGGCCCATTAACGCAGCAACAAAAAGTGTTAGCGGCTAGCGGTGCAATCTTTAAACAGACAGCTGACGCCCAAGGCGACTTCGCTAAAACCAGCGATGGACTAGCAAACAAACAACGCATTTTTAAAGCCCAACTAGACAATGTTGTAACAACTATTGGCACCAAACTATTACCTATTTTTATGAATGTCGTAGATTTTGTGTCAACAAAATTAGCGCCTACTATTTCCATGCTTACTTCGGCTTTTGAAAAAGACGGGTTAGCAGGGATTATTGAAGTTGTTAAAAAGCAACTACCGAAACTTAAAACTGTTTTGGGTAACGCCGTGTCAATGTTTGGGGCATGGCTCAAAGAGGCTTACCCACCTGCCTTACGGGCATTGTTAGACATGATGTACAAGCTAGGGCAATGGCTACAAAACACGGGTCTGCCAGCATTAGCAAACCTTTTAACTGACGGTGCTAAAGCGTTTTGGGAATGGATAAGCGCAGCTGCACCACCAGCAATAAAGCGCCTGGCTGAACTAATGGGTGACCTGGCTAACTGGATTTTGGATAAAGGTTTGCCAACTCTTGTCGACAAACTGATTGTTTTAGGTAACGCCCTAGTTGATTGGATTAAACCGCAAATAGTCCCAGCATTAAAAGCGTTAGGCGATTTGTTGCTAACAATTCTTAACTGGGTAGTTACTGAAGCCGTACCAAAGTTGGGCGCTCAGGCCGTAAAAATAGGTGGGGCGCTATTAGGTTGGGTTGCTCAACTGTTGCCTGAAGCTGTGGCAGGCATTGCCAGATTTGTTGCCGACCTTGTTTTAAAGATACCTGGCTTATTCTTTAGCCTGATTGCAACAATGGTTAACCTTGGCACTCGACTTGGTGTTGATTTAGTTCAAGCACTATTTGAAGCGCTTAAAGGTTTGGGTAGCAAAGGCCTTGACGTTGGTAAAGCTTTTGCACAAGGAATCATTACCTTTATTAACCGCAACGTAATTGACAAACTCAACGATGTTTTAGAATTTGAAATCGGGCTACCTTTTGGCAAAAAATTTACGGTTAATCCGCCTGACCTGCCAGGTATTCCTGCCCTGGCTGAAGGTGGCATAGTCACAGGCCCGACGTTGGCAATGATTGGTGAAGGCAATGGCCCCGAAGCGGTTATCCCGTTGTCGAAGTTGGGAAGTATGGGCTTTGGTGGCGGTGCCGGTATTACCGTAAATGTCAACGGTGGCGACCCCAACAGCATTGTTAGGGCACTACAGCAATATGTACGCCAGTCAGGCCCAGTACCGTTAAACACTAGGGCGATGTAATGCCAACAACGCCTTGGAAATTCTTACTTAACACTTCAACAAATTTTACTTCTAGCATTTTGTCGGCGTCTATTACTCAGGGCCGTGAAAAATATTTGGATAATTACCCTGGTGGCTCAATTTCTATAACGATTAACAACAACGCCAACCTTGCCGACAGTTTTAATTTCAACGACAAAATTTATGTAGAAAATGTTAATCCTGTTCTTGGTTTTAGAGACATTTTCACTGTCCAAGAAATTACTTTCAATGATTACCCTGGCAACACAGGTTTAAGTACAGCCACTATTTTTGCTACCGACGGGTTGAGTCGTGCAGGTCGAATACAAGCAACGAATAAAGCGTTAACGCAAACTAATACCACTACACAAATGGAACAATTTAACGGTTCACCTTTGCCTGCAGATCTAAATGTGTTGGCTCTTTTTGGTGGTGCTGGTAATTCTATTGCTTCAGCCCAAACTTATACAGGCACCGTTTTAAATCAACTAAACATTTTGCAGTCAACAGAACGAGGTTTGTTGCGTACAGGCGTTCTAGGTGATACAGAAACTTTATTTATTTATCCCTACGCCAGGGCAAACATTAACGGCAATTTGGTTTCTTCTTTTACTTTTGGTCGCAACACTTCAGCAACCGTTATTGCCTACAACACTTTTGAACGAATCCAAAACGGTACTTCTTTTATCAACACGGCCACTATTCAACCTTTAGGTTTGGCTAGCGAAACCCGATCCGACGCCACATCAGTTGCAACTTATGGCGCAACCTTTTACAGTTCTTCAACTGTTGATTACAACGCAGCCCAAGCACAAGGCAACGGTGACTGGATTGTAGACACTTTTTCAGATATTGAGGATTTGCGTTTCCGTATTGGTTTTACTGACCGTATGCAAAACTCGACTGGTTACACAGCGTTTTTAGTCAACTTCCCTAACATTGCTTTTACTTTGGCTTACCGTGTACCGGCTGCTGTTTCTGATACGACTGTCAATGTTGTTTTGGAAGGTTGGCAAATCAACATTACGCCTGAACAAACAACCTATAGTTTGTCGTTTAGTCCGTTGACTTACTACCAGTTTTTTACGCTTAACTCATCATCTTTAGGTATTTTAGACACCAGTCGACTCGGCTGGTAAAGGAGAAAACATTATGGCTACACCACCAGATTTTAGTTCAGGCGCAGTCCTGACAGCGGCACAGATGAACAGTGTCGGCTTGTGGAAGGTCGGCTCTACAACTATTACGAGCGCAACTACAGCGGTTCTTGACGGTTGTTTTAGTAGCGATTACCGAGACTATCTTTTGACTGTTGATGTCACAGGCGGAACAGGAAACACCGAACTTTTCATGCAGTTTCGAGTTGGCGGTGTAGCAGCTGCGACGAACTACAACTACGCAAATTTTGGCACTTTTCCAAACGGAACTGTAAGCAGTGGAACAACAGGTGGAGCAGCAACTTCGGCGGCTTTGACATTTATTCCAGCAACACAGCAGTCGTCATTTAGTTATTACATCGGGCAACCGAACCTCGCATTCTTTACCAGTTTCAGTGGCGACTGGTTGTATGACGACGGAAGTGCTCAAATTATGCGTAGAACCATTGGCAGACACAAAACCGCTACCGCATATACAGGCGTGCAAGTGTTTACTAGTGCGGCTTGGACTGGCAAAATTAGTGTTTACGGATACAGGAGTTAATTATGAAACCATTAATAGTAATCACAGACCTAGACGATGGCACCGAAGATGTGGTGCGTGAAATGACAGATGAGGAATACGCCGAATACGAGTATTCAATTGCCAATATGCCACCGCCCCCAGTGATTGAGCCATGAAAACGCTCGCCGTAATCGCCGCCCTCGCCATTGCACTAATGCTGGTCATAACCAGCTGTAGCGACCGCACTCGAGACAACTGCCAAACCCAACCCACAGCCCAAAGGTGCAACCAATGAAAAAATACACAAACTCAGAAATTAAAGCCCGACTAATTCTTATCGTGGGTATTGCTTTAGCCGTAGCGTTTCTAGGTTCAACTGCAGCTTTGTTGTACGGCCTGCTGTTTGTGATTCAACCTTTGGAAGTCAGCCCTAATGACGAATCAGCCTGGGCGTTACTATCACCAATGATGTTGTTTCTCACTGGCGCCTTATCTGGAATCTTGGCAAGTAATGGCCTTAAGGACAAAGGAGACAAACAAGATGACTAGTCGACCATACACAGGCAACAAAGACGCCGTACACGCCGCCAAACGTGAAGGCACCAAAGTGTTTGTTGATTACTGTTGCTACCTTTTTGGCGTAACAAACATAGGCATTTTTAACGACAGAAACATGGTTGGCACCACCCCACCAAAAAAGTCTGTACACGCCACCTGGCGAGCTGTAGACCTTAAAGGCACCCCTGAACAACGGTTGAAACTGATCGACTTTCTATTTACCCACCGTGACATTTTGGGTATAGAAGAAATCCACGATTATGCAGGCACCTACAAAAACAACCCTAAAGGTTGGGGCGCTGGGTACCGCTGTGACCGTGACGCCTGGCGTGTGTACGACAAAAACACTATTGGCTCAAAAGGCGCCCAATGGGTGCATGTCGAAGTAGCCCCACTACTAGCTGACCACCCTGATGTCGTTCACCACGCATTTAAAACTATTATGGGTGCTTGACATAGACCTACCGAATCGGTAGACATACCCCGACCTGACCCCGACTGAAGGACAAACCAAAATGAATGTGAAACGCTTTTTAGGGCTAGCCCTATTTACCTACATGATGTGTGCGGCGTTTGCGGTAGTGAACCAAAAAGACACGCCACCCCAAACCTACGCTGTAGTACCGGCAACAATTAGCCTGGGCGACTTGTCACCCCAACAACTGCAGGACCGTGCCGTAGAGCTGACAACCACCACTAGCACCACCACGTCGACACAGCCCACCACCCGTGTGGCTTATGTGGACCCAACAACCAAATGCCAAGAATGGTTGCCCGTTGCTGTTTCTGTCGGATGGCCCAACAACACCGAAACATTAGAGAAACTAGGGCGCCTAATCTGGAAAGAATCAAGGTGCCTCAATGTTAATCATTTGCACCCCAGTTTCAACGGTTCCGATCACGGTTTGGTGCAGGCAAATATTGTGCATAAACGCTGGGCAGAAGAACTGTTCAATATGCCGTTTGAAGAATCCATGTCAGACCCAACACTCAACCTGCGGTTTGGTTTCCTGCTCTATGACGCCACAGCAGAAACAGGTGCGTGCGGTTGGCGCCCATGGAAAATGTGCTAGCAAATGTTCAATGTTGACCGACCCGACTGGCAACAATTAGCGGCATGTCGAGGCATTGACACCAACCTGTTTTTTCCTAGCAACGCCCAAGAGTCAGCCCTAGCCAAAGCCATAATCAGACCTTTATGCGAATCCTGTTTAGTGTTTCAAGAATGCTACGCCTACGCCGTGTCATTCCCTGAAAAGGCTTTACAAGGCATTTGGGCCAACACCACAGACAACGACAGGCGCCGTATCCGCTACAGTGCCACACCAGTTGGCTATCGTACAAAACAACCCGACTAATGAAAGGCCCGACATGAACCAACAGTTAGCAGAAATGACAGCTGCTATAACCAAAGCCGAAATCACTATGAAGGCGGCGGCTTGGCAACTTGAAGCGCAAAAAACCGACATTGAAATGCTCAGAAAAGCCTTGTTTGAATTGGCTTATGTCGCCGAAGAAAACGGCATTTATTTGTCTAATCTTACTAAGTCAACACAAGACACAATTGTGGCCATGCGGTTAGGTGGCTTCAAATGATTGTCGTTTTATGCCAAGAATGCCAACTAGAACTAAAACACCATGACACACGCCTGCAACCAATCCTTAAAGGCATATGCCTCGAATGTGGCCACAAAGGAAACTGGGAAGGTTTAACCCAAGCCGAACGTGCCAGGTGCAATGACCTGTTGAACTATTTACGCATGACGCCTGAACAACAACGGGCATTTGACAGAAACTTAGGCAGCTGATGGACCTATCTAACTATGTCGACGTACCAACACGGTTTGCTATGGCATTGGAACGCTGGCCTGAGTTACGCATTATTGAAAACCGCCCTGAAGTAATCACGGTTGGCGACAAAACTTTTATTGCTGTTACCGTGCAAGCCTGGCGCACACCGGAAGACCCAATTAGTTGCCAGGCAACGGCTTGGGAACCGATACCTGGTTTGACGCCGTTCACCAAAAATTCCGAGATGATGAACGCAAGCACCAGTGCTTTAGGCCGTGTCTTAGGGTTTATGATGAGTTTCGGCCCGAAGATGGCTAGCGCCGAAGAAGTACGCAATCGACAAGAAACCAGCGCCCCAGCAACCCTTGTCAAACAGCCCCAAAATGCGCCCAGACAGGCGCTAGGCGCAAATGCGAGCAATGCACCATCTGAAGCCCAATTGAAGTACCTACGAGGTTTAAACTGGGAAGGCCCAGTACCCGAAACCAGAGCTGACGCCACGGCCCTAATTAAAAGGCTGGCGCCATGACCGACCTACTGACCCTGTTTGACATTGACAACCCACCGCTACCCGTAAAGCGCCGCCCACCAATCAAAAGCACACCGCAACTAGTCGCCCGTTTCTTGTCAAAGGTTTATGTCGAATACGGCATGCCCGAAGGCTGTTGGGTTTGGACAGGCTCACGCCAAATGTACGGTTACGGCGAATTCAACATTAAAGGCACCAACTACCGTGCTAACCGTGTCGCATATCAAATGTTCTGTGGCACTATCCCTAACGAGCTAGTGGTTTGCCACACTTGCGATAACCGTTTCTGTGTCAACCCTGCACACCTATTTCTAGGCACAGTACGAGAAAACGCTTTAGACATGACAGCAAAAGGTCGCAACAGGAACCAGTTCAGCAAATGAAAGAATCCTATTTTCAGTCGCAAGTAATCCTGTTGGCTCGACTACACGGCTGGCTAGTTATGCACACCCGTGCTGTGGAAATCCGCCCAGGGGTGTGGAAAACCCCACTACAAGGTCACGCAGGATACCCAGACCTGACACTCGCACATAAAACCCGTGGCGTCATATTTGCCGAACTAAAAAGCGACATAGGGCGACTATCCGACAAGCAGCAATTATGGTGTCAAACACTCAACGACGCCGGCATGGAAACCCACGTATGGCGCCCCAAAGACATTCAAGCAATCTCAGACCGACTAGCCAAAGGACCCGACCGTGACTGAATTTATGCAACCAATCAACCCTATGCGTGTCATTACAGGCAATGAAGAATGGTCATTTACAACCCCTGTGTTTGCTATCGCTATATCAAACTCACATGATGTCGAGTACCTGACCATTAACGGCCAGTTCTTCACGCCGCTAACAATCAAGTTTGCCGAAATGCTGATAAACGGTCAATGGCAACGCCTCGAAGGACGCCACACAACACCCACCTGATACTGTCAGCACAATTTCATTAGTCGCATGGGTGTATCAGGGTTGTATCTGACGGGCCGTAAACAGGGGAACCTGGGTAGACGCCTATGCACCGATGTAGGCGAACAGCGTTTCCAAACGGCACAAATGGCGAAGGTTGACCCCTGAACAAAAATAGAACGGCTCCCTGTGGCTACTTGCCCAAATAGTGGGGAAGTCAAACCACCCATCTATCACATGGAACTAGACGACAACCGCACAGGCGCATTTCCTGTGTGGGCGTCAGTATCTCTTGACCTATGATCTGAACAAAGGAGACCCGACAATGCCCAGACAACACACCACCAACGACCTGACCTATCGACGCAATAGGCAAGCCCTGCTAGCCAACAACCCACCATGCCACTGGTGCGGCAAACAAGGCACAACCTCAAACCCCATGACCGCCGATCACCTCATTGAGCATGACCGTGGCGGCTCAAATGATCTTGACAATCTTGTGCCGGCATGCCGTAAATGCAACGGCAAACGTGGTGCCATATACAAAGGCAAACGGGACGCCCAAAAAATGCAAGCCCGTGACAAAGCCGTAAACCATTTTTTTGACACAAACCTAAAGCC